TTCTGCGTGAAAGAAGAAGACGCATACATGTGGTGGGGGGGAGCATCCTATGACCAGCAATAAGGCATGTGAAATATTAGAGGCCCATGGTCTAGTCACCCTACATGAGGCGGCTGACCGCATGGGCGTATCGGTTCGCACCGTACAAAGGCGCGTCAAGGATGAGCCTTGGGCGGTGCTTGCAAGGGTTGGATCTATTCCTTTTATTAACGAGGAGTGGATACATAAAAAAGTATCCCCTGAGGAGGGGAAAACCTCAGGGGATACCAACTGGGAGGACGGGGGTGTTCACACGCCCCCTTTCCCCTAATAACAAGCGGGAGAAAAGAATGCTAGAAAAACAAGAAGCCATGCTGAGGGAGGGGCTTGACCCCAAGTCCGTCAGCAAGATTAAGAAAGCAGGCCGGGAGATGTCGTACATCGAAGGCTGGCTTGTCTTTGAGAATGCAAACCGTATCTTCGGTTTCGATAACTGGACCTACTCCATCGCCAGTATGGATGTGACCCGATTAGATGATGGGTCAAGCGAGGTCTACACTGTTATCGAGGTGTGCGTTCAGTTCCCTGACGGCGAAGTAAAGCGCCAAGATGTGGGATGGGGTAGCGCCACCAAGAAGATGGGGCTTGAGCTTGCCTTGAAGGAGTCTGTGACCGATGGTTGCAAGCGTGCCTTCAGGGGGTTTGGTCACCAGTTTGGCAACAGCCTTTATGATAAGGCCAATGCCATTCATGATGGCGGTGCCGACAGCCGTGCCACCTTTAATGACACGGAGTCCGATGAGGTTGTGGCCAGCATGACCGAGGCCTATGACAATGCCTCCAGTATGGAGGATTGGACAAAGGTGACCAACAAGTTTCGCGGCGATGCCGTTCGGCTTGATGCTGGGAACAAGAAAAGAATGAATGAATATGCTATGAAAAGGCGTGATGAAATAAGAACTGCCAAGGTAGCGGAGGCCACAAGGGCCGCCGTAACAAAGCAGAAAGAGAAGAAGAAAAGCAAGATAACCTTTAAGGAGGTACAGGTATGATGGCAATACAAGGAATGGGGAGGCTCGTTGCTGACCCCGTGGTTCACCAGTTTGGTGAGAAACAAATGGTGCAGCTTCGCATCGCTTCTGACAGGTATGATCCCAAGGAAGACAACAACAGAGGCGTAGACTTCGTAGACGCCAAAATGTGGGGGCCACGCAGTGATGCATTGGCTAAGTTCACGGCCAAGGGAAGCCTTATCTTTATTGTGGGTGACCTTGAAGTAGAAAAGTGGGAGGACAAGGATGGTGGAAAACGTTCGAAGGCCGTCATCAGAATGCGCGACTTTGAGTTTGCATCAAAGAAGCCAGAAGGTAGCCCATCCAAGGGGTCACAGCCAAGCACCAGTGACGCGCCGTTCTAAGTGGGCTGAAGAGGATAGAAGCCTTATAAGGCTGGCTCAGAGCGGTGACCGGAGGGCCATCGCAGAGGTTGTTAAGCGATACCGACACATAGCCCGTGGCTATGCAAACAAGTACCGCAAAAACTATCGCTACAATGAGCATGATATCCAAGACATAGAAGCGGATGGTCTTGAGTCTATACTCAAGGCCATCCGTGAATATGGAACAAAGAGGCTGGACGCAGACGGGCAACCTTACCCGTTCTGGCGTACCGTGTGGTTCACCATCCGTGGTGACGCACAGTACAAAAGAAAAAAGAGGGACCGACAAAAGACAACCGAGGTTCAGGTTGAACCCACCGAGCTTTGGGAGAGGTTCGATGGTGGTGATGACAGCGATGACGAGGTTGTTAACGGTCAGCGTCACTATCGCCGCGCATGGGAGATAGCTTCATCAATGAAGCCTATCTACTGGATAGTGTGGCGTCTTTATTACGGGCGTGACATGGCCGAGGCCGACATAGGCCGAGAGCTTAACGTCACACGTCAATGTATTAACCACAGACTACAAAGAGCAAGGGCTTATGTAAGGGGAGTAATGAGCGATGAAGGCTACGATGTCAAAGAGTGAACCAGTAGGGGAAGAGGCCTTCCATATTGCCATGGATGAATACGAGGCGGAGTCTAAGGCCACCCTCGGTGATCTACTTGATGACATGGACGCCAAGCAGGGGGAGTTCGAGTCGCGGATGAACCTTAAGTCTGGCCGGGATTTTTTTAATGAAAAACCCCCTCCGATGCAGTGGCTTGTGGAGGGGATGGTGGAGAAGGGCGCACTAATAATGCTTGCTGGCCCACCCAAGACGGCAAAGAGCTGGCTCACCTTAGAGCTTGGGCTGTCTGTTGCATCCGGCAAGTCCTTGTTTGGTGACCCCCTCTTGGCGGGTAGTGGGATACCCGGCACCGTATTGTTTTGCTTCTTGGAGGATGGCCCGTATAACATTCACGCCAGAGCAAACGCGCTGGCAAGCACCAAGGGCATCAAAGATGTAGGTGCGTTGGATACCTTTTTTCGTTTCGGTGGAGGGATAGACATGGGGCAAAGGTCTCATGCCATGGCGTTCGCAGACGCCATCAAGAGGGGCGTACCCCGGATGAGCCTTATCTGCTTTGACCCATTTAGAAACCTTCACTATGGTGATGAGAACGACAGTGCGGCCATCATTCAAGTGATGGACAATCTCAGGCTAATACGGGATGTTACAGGGTCTGCCGTGTTGGTTGTTCACCATACAAGGAAGCCATCCGCAAGTGACAAGTCCAACCCCGGCTATGCCATCAGGGGCTCTGGTGCCATCTTTGGCGCGGTCGATGGTTTGATATCGATGATGACAGTAGACAATAGTGAGCGAGATACCGATTCTATTGTTAATAACATACATGTAAGGGTCAAAGGGGGTCGGGAGGCTAGTCCTTTTTCCGCATCCCTGACAATCAAGGACGGCTTTAATGGTCGGGCATCGAAGGCGACGTGGGAAGTCAGCGGGAGAATATGACAAAGATTACAGAGCTGCTTGAAGAACGCCTCGATGGCGTTGAGGAACAGCTGCAAGCGGTCCTGCTAAAGCAGCGCGAGACCCAGTTTCTTTTACTTAAAATCGAGGGCGGCATTACCGCTCTCAAATGGACAGGGGCTGTGGTTGGATTTCTCCTCGGCTTCGGGGAGTGCTTATGATTATATTTACCAAACCACCAGAGCGAACGCTTAGGATTGGAGGCACCGATGTTGCCGCCATCATGGGCAAGAGCGACTATAAAACCTATGAGCAGGTTCTCAACGAGAAGGCTGGCCTTTCGGAGGATGTCTTCACTGGTAACAAGTTCACAGAGAGTGGTCACATCTACGAGCCAGCCGTTGTAAAGTGGTATGAGGATGAGACCGGCGAGTCTGTTATGAGGCCAGAAGATGAGGCCAAGTCTGACCTTCTTCCGGGCCATACGTTTGTCCATCCCGACCACCCGTTTATGGTGGGCAGCCCAGACGGCCTTGTTCGTCTTAACTCCAGATACAAGGTGTCTCCCGACACTAGGGGGTTAATGGTTTCGGGCATCAAGTGGGGCTTTGAGGCTAAGGTGGCACACTACTTTAGCAAAAGAAAATGGGATGCCTTTGAGCATAAGATGCCAGAGTCCTATTGGATGCAGTGTCAATATTACATGCTCCTAACAGACTTGAAGAGGTGGGATTTAGCGGTCCATCATCTTGGCACCGCCGACAGGGAGATACATCAAATAGATGCCGACCCTTTTATCCAGCAGGAAATGTTGGAGGCGTGCGTTAATCTATGGGGAGCTGTAGAAGAAATAAAGAATGCCGCAAAAACAACGTAGAATGAGAGAGCAGCTTTTTGAGGAGGCCATGGTTACCCTTCTTGACTACACCGAGGATGTTGAAAGCCTAAGAAGCAAGGCTCTTGTTATTAGAGAGTACGGCGTTGCGGCTTATTTGATCGCCCTTGCATGTGAAGAGCTAGAGGAAAGCATAGTCCACACCAAGGCGGGGTCTGCCTTTGTGAGGCATCCCCCTTTGCGTCTGTGGCCTGAGGCGCAGAAATGGTTTGCTAAAAAAATAGACCGAGACTTGATAAACGCAGTCTTCTTTGGCACAGTCATTGAGGACCACAGAAAACAGGAAAAACCGAAAGGGGAACAGTGATGGAAAGCATGCTTAAAATGTTAAACAGCCGCATGGAGGAGTACCAAAACGTGGAGCTTGGCGCTCACGGGGTAAGCGAAATCATAAACAGCCATGCCCGGTGCATCAAGTTCACCGTTCAAGAGGTGTCGGCTTTGATCAGTCACCTCGAAAACGGCATTGCCTTTGACCCGGTCAATGACAACCCCAGCCTAGAGTTTGACGAGCCCATGGATGGCGATCACGAGTCTGCACTTGAGAGCGCATTTGGCCCCAACGAGTGACCGGCAAAAGGTCTCGAACAAAAGGCCACTCCTTTGAAAGGCAGATGGCCAACATGTTTACCAGCATTGGGTTTCCTGATGCCCGGAGGGGCATCCAATACCGTGATGGCGCTGAATGCCCAGACGTGATGAACATCGAAGACGTATGGGTTGAGTGCAAGGTGGGCGCAAGGCCAAACATTAAGGGTGCCATGGAGCAGGCCACCAAGGCCTGCGGCTCCATGAAGCCTATTGCCATCACCAAGTGGGATCGCGGTCCCACCTATGTGACCATGAACCTAGAGTTTTTCAAGGTTCTTATTTCTTTGTATGGGGGAGAAAATGAAGCTGACAGGACCAGAGGTGAGGATAGTCAGAGAGAGTGATGCGGATATGACGTCCATGATAAGGTTTTTATTCATGGTTAAAAAAGTTTTCCCAGACTCTAGGCTACTGGAAATAGAAAAGATAGACCGACACCCAGACACCTTCCCCGTGGGCGGTGAGGCGTGGACAGCCCAGTTAAATGCCACGGCCAATGCGGTGGTGCCAAGCGTCACCAAGGCGAAGAAGGCACCCCCCAAGAAGCCACAGCCGGTACTCCCAATGGAGGCGGTTGAGAGATGAAAGACTCATCGCCAAGGCTTCACTATGGGGGGAGGGTTTCCGTTGACGCAGCCGCACCAATGGTCATGGAGCTTTACTCTCAGGGCGTTGGCCCGCTGAGCATTGCTGTTAGGCTGGGCGTTAATGCTAGGGTTGTAATGCGAATACTTGCGTCGAGCGGCGTTTCAACCGAGAGCGAGCCGCAGTGTTATAGGCTTAGTGAACAAATGCTGCCTTAGCTTTTGACGATTTCTTTCCACTCTGCCAGCTGAACGTGCGGTACGTCTATAAAATCCCAGCGACCGCCCCATTCAAGACCAAGGGACTCGGCCAGCCTGCCAAGCGCATCGTAAGTTGCCTTTGCTTCCGGGGTTTCATAGTCCCAAGCATCCTTGTACATCTTGCCGTTCCATTCACGCTCCTGAGTTTTCACTCTGTTCGTGTCTAGTACGAAGTCACAAGCAAGCCCGTGGTTATGAGGGCTTTGTCCGGCTGCTGCCTTCGACGCCCCTCTCTTTTTTAGTTCTTCTTGCCTCTTTGGCCCTCTGTAGGTTTCGTAGACGATAAGAGGCAACCCTTGCTTTTCTATCAGGTAGATCATCCATACTATTGCTGACTTGAAGGGAGCCTCTAGGCTGTTGATATCGTTTCTTTTCTTGTACATAAGCGACGAGCATCCTAAGTAGATTTTTTTTTGGCCTTGTCTATGGCCTTCTTCTCCTTCTGGAGAACCTTAGCAAGCTGCAGTGCTTCTTCTATTATCTCAACAACTCTATCGTCTTTTTTAGTTTTCGTGTTTCTGACTATGCGTTTAGCAATCGGAAGTAGTGCGTTCACAATACCAAGCGAAAGCGCAACTCCAATAAGAAATGCTTCCATATTAACTCCTTTTTATATTCACAGTATTCTTTCCAAGTCCTTTTTCAATGACGTCCCTGTGCTTTAGCTCTACGACGCCTTGATGTATTTCAGCCGGGTGCATCTTGCATCTATGCCCGATCACATAGGGGTCAATATCAATGCCCCCCGATATAATAATACCTAACTTCATGATCTTGCCAGCTGGCGACATCTCCTCAACTAAAATGTCATACAACTCTGTGTTTGATATCATCTTTTTCTCCCGCTTTTTTTTCTTTCTTGCTGCCATGTTATCTCTCCCCCCATGCAGTGGCTCCCTTGCCCATTAACTGTCTGTAGTATTTGTCAAACCTTTGTTTGTCTTTTGCGTATGCCCTATTTATTGCACGTCTTTTCGCACTTGTCACACGAGGAGCCTGTAAGGCCTGTTTTCTTTTAGCCTTTAGCCTTGCGAGAAAGCTCCTTCTGGCCTTCACCATGCTCTTCCTGTGCTTAATCGCCTCGGTTTTGAATATCTCTTTAAACCCCCTCGATGCAGCCAATATCTGCTCAGGCGTTCTGCCGTTCCTGTCCTTTCCATCGATGATGGCATCGCCCATTACTCTCATGTAGTAAGTAGAGGTCGGGCTAAACACCTGAAGAACCTCTTTCGTTCTTTCCCCGTCTGTCAGCTGTCTGCCGAACTTATCCTCGCCTGTCATCATAGGTCTCAGCCACCCCATATAGCCCTCGTTAAAAAACCTGTTTGTGATCTGCGGTATCACCCCACCAGTTGTCTTTGATGCGTCACCATATTGCCGAAGGGCCTCGTAGCCGCTCATGGGCGATGCCTTTTTCCCTGAAAGGATGCCGTGGTAGGGGTTCCACTCCCTTTGTGCCGATGGGTTTAGAATGTTTGACCAAGCAAAGTTAATGAACCGACCCGACCCGTCCTTCGTTTTACCTATCTGCCCCTGTGTTTTAAAGGGCTGATGCTTCAGGAAGAACTTATCCTCGTCGTCAAGGTCTTTAATATAGGCCTGCTGCTTTGCCGTTAAGGCAGAGAACGCACCGGGGTTGTGGGTCGGAAGGTCAAGCATCATTTCAAATGCGCGGTTGGCAAACTTAATGAAGGGCGTATGTGACGCCACCGCTGAATGATACTCAACGCTCAGGGGCAGGTACTGGTAATCGATGTTGATCTTATCTGCATAGTTAAATGCCTCGTTCACCTCTTTGTTGTCCTCCCATAACTTCTTCTTTACCTCTTTTGTCTTGGCCCCTGTCTTATTGGCCAAGGCCCTCGCCTTTGTTGCTATATACCTATCAGCCGTGGCAAGCCTGCTAGTTTGGTCCATCCAAATAGCAAGGCGTTTGCCTTGAGAGAATGCAAGATAAGAGCCACCAAGCAGCGCCAGCCCCGCAGGGTTGGTAAGTATGGACGCCCCACCAAAGTAAAGACCAGCACCAGCAACAGCGCCCATCTTTATGGCTTCTTTTGTTTTTCTTCCGGTCAAGGGGTCCTTTGCCGCTCTCCATATTCTTGTCAGGTTCTTGAAGTAATCATTCCACCCAAACTTTCGATGGGCAGCTGACGAAGCGCCAAGGGCCATGGTCTCAATGATGCCGTTGCCAACGACGTCGGTGCCGATGTATTGGCTTGAATGTAGAAGCCTTCCATTTTCTCGCGCCCTTACATACTGTGGACCCTTTCTTGCAATCTCAGCGCCAGCCTTTACTAGGCCGATGGGCGTACCACCATCAAGCATGTTGATCGCCGCAACACCCGCTCCTGTGTTAAAGAAGTAACCGGGCTGCATGATCGTATGAGTTAGCTTAAAAACCTGCTGCATGGCCCCCGCTAAGTATTCAACCCCACTGAAATATTCAGTGTATTTGTCGAGGTTCTTTTTTACCTCCAGTGGAACAGCGAAGCCAGAGAGGTCACCATACTTCTTCATTCTTTTTGGGCCTACATCTTCTAGGACAATGAACCTGTCTCTAGCTGTTACGTCAAGCGCAGCCGCAACCCTTTGGGCTTGGCCCTCCACTGGCGCAAGGGCCTCCTTATATCTTGGGTCCTTTTTGTCTATGAGAAGGTCGTTCTTTTTTAACGCCTCCTTGGCTGCCTTTATGTATTTGGCTCTTTGCAGCGTTGCATAGCTGCTCATAACATAGCTGGCCAGAGCTGCGGCAACCTTAGAGTCCTTGCCTATGATTTCTTTGACGTCGTCAATGGTTCGCTGTTTGCCCCTGCCCTTCTTCATTCGGAGGTGATCGAACACCATCCCCTCTGCTGCACTCAGGCCCTTGCCGGACTTCTTTTTCTTTTCAAAATAC